CTGGATCCCGTTGATGGATATGGATTGATAGCCAGCATTCCGTTTAATGAGATTTCTCCAGCGGCCTATGGTGGACTATTGGCAGAGTTGTCTGTTTCGCCAAACGGTTTGAACCGGAAGATCTCGGAAGTGATACTTATAGTCAACCCCCTTGACTATTTCACAAAGATCATGCCCGCTACATCGTTCCGCCGCCCAGATGGCACTTACGCCTATGATATTTTCCCATTCCCCACCCGCGTAATCCAATCCGTATACCAGCCTGTTAATGAGGCGCTTATTGGTCTGCCGAAGCGGTATTTTATGGGCCTTGGGACTTCGAAGGGCGGCAAGGTCGAATACTCTGATGAGTATCACTTCCTCGAGGACGAGCGGATATATCTGACAAAACTCTACGGCAACGGCATGCCGCTTGACAGCAGATCGTTCCGCAGATTGGATATTACCGACTTGAGGCCAGTTTATCCCGTCGTGCGTACTACTCCCTATGTAGATGCGCGGTTGGACGAACTGAAGGTGGCTGATGGCGTTGTTAAGATTAGCCCTGCATTTAATGCCGATGTCCACTACTACACCGCGGAAACCGCAAATGCAACTGATGCGGTGGCCGTGACCGCTAAAGATACCAATGCCGTAATCACAGCAACCCTTAACGGAGTTGAGGCCACCTTGGGCACAGCTCAAACTTGGACTGAGGGCCAGAATGTGATCGTGATCACCGTTACTAATGGCGGGGTAGTCGAGACATATATCCTGGTAGTTACCTACACAGTGGAAGCGTGATAGAGGATGAAGGCTAGAGTGATCAGACCATTTAGGGACAAACACACGAAAGAACACTATCAAAAAGACCAGATCATCACACTGACCGAGAAGCGATTCGAAGAAATCAACGGGACCCCACACGGGGTCCTTGTTGATCCCATTGATGAGCCGAAGAAGCCCAAGGCCACAAAGTCCAAGAAGTAGGTGATGCGCATGCTGCAGGCAGTTAAAGACTATCTCAAAATCACCTGGAACGATGAAGACAGTAACATTCAAAGCATCGTAGATCGAGGCAAGGCACATTTGAATAGCCTTGTTGGTGCAGAACTTGATTTTTTAACAGAGGGCTTGCCGCGGTCTTTGCTTTTTGACTATTGCCGCTATGTCTATAACAACGCCAGCGAGTACTTCGAAGAAAACTTTCAGCAGGAAATCTTAAGGCTGCAGCTTATGACGGGGGTCGCCGAGATGCCCGCGGGGGACGTGGTACCAGATGAAGTCTAAAGCGGAAGTCATGCGCGACTTGGCCCGGGTCCGCCGGCGGAAGCTCATTGTGCAGAAAAAAGAAACAATCACAAATCAATACGGTGATACGGTGACGGACTGGAACGATTGGCGCAAGTTGCGGGTCGAAAAAAGCGACTTGTGGGGCAGCGAGTATTACGCGGCCCTTGCTGATGGCGAAGAGAAGACTGTCGAATTTGTCGTTAGACATGTAGCGTTTTTGGACGAGCTTAAAACCGACACACACAGAATTATTTATGAAGGTGATACCTACGACATCAAACACATCGACCATCTCAAAGACGATGGGATGTGGATCAAGCTGAAGGTGATGAGGCGACAGTGAGGGTCCGTATGAAAGTCGAAGGTGGAGACAAGATCGCCCGTAGGTTGCAGATGTTGGCTGAAGAAACGGCTAAAAAACACATACGCGAGACTGCACTTGAGGGCGCGGAGGTTATACGCAAAGAAGCGGCCAATAAGGCTCCGCGCGGCGCAACCGGCATCCTGGCAGAAAACATCGAAAAAGAAGTTAAAAAACAGACGAAAGCCAGGGTTGAGATCCACATTGGACCAGGAGAAAAAGCTTGGTATGGGCGCCTTGTTGAAGAGGGGCACGCAAAGGTCAAGGGCGGGAAGCGCGTGGTGAAGACCAGCGGAAGAGTGAGGATATATGGCGGCAAAAAAGATGAAAGAGTTGACCCACGTCCTTTCCTCCGGCCAGCGCTTGACGAGAAAGCGGAGGAAGCGCAAAAAGTTATGACCGAGGCATTGAAAGCGAGGTTGGGTTTATGAGCGTAGAACCGAGACAAGCCTTATATGCCCACCTGCGAGCAGATCCCGGGGTACAAGCGGCGGTAGGGGGTAGGATATATCAGCGACGGGCGCCACTAGACGCAGAAAAACCGCTGATTGTTATCCACCCGACTATTAGCCGGGTCCCTTATCGTGTTTTGGATGGCGTTGCTTATTGCCGGGCGAGATTACAAGTAACCGCAATGGCCGATACCCAACCAGACGCGGAAAAGGCTGCCAGGGCGGTTATTTTAGCGGCAGAAGGGTTTACTGGGATGATGGCCGGGGTATTAAATGTTATTTTGGCCACGGTTGACAACGACAGGCAGGTAGATCAGGATGTTGAGATTTACCATCATGTAGATATTATGATTATTTATAAGGAGGACTAAAAATGGGCGAATTTACAGGATTAAAAACAAAGTTTTACCGAGAAGGATCTGCCAGTGGCACTTTTGAGGAGATTGCGCAGGTTGCTTCAATTACTCCCCCGCAGCCAGAAAGAGAAGTTGTCGAGGTTGACGAACTCGATCCTGTCGGGGAAGTCAAGAAAAAGCTAGTCGGACTGATCGACGCCGGAGAAGCAAGTTTAACATTGAACTTTGATCCAACGAATCAAGGGCACACAGATCTAGAAGGCGACTTCCGGGCCGGTTTGGCCAAGAAATACCGCATCAAGCTGCCCAATGACTACGGATGGACTTTTGATGCCCTCTGTACTGCATACCAGCCCCAGGAAATCAGCGCGGGAGAAGTAGTGCAGGCTGAAGTTACCCTAGCGCTTACAGGCGTATACGAATTTGGCGAAATTACAACAATTTAGGAGGTAAATCATGGCTTTATTAACACGTGATGCGATTTTAGGAGCGGACGATCTACCGAAAGAGCTAGTGCCAGTCCCAGAGTGGGGCGGAGAGGTTTACGTCAGGGCACTCGCAGGAGCCGAGAGAGATGCTTTTGAGCAGTCAATCGTCGAGCGAAAAGGGAAATCAACAAAAATGAACTTGAGAAATATGAGGGCTAAGCTAGTTGCTCTCTCTGCTGTGGATGAAGATGGAAAGAGGCTTTTTGGCGAAGAGGATGCTAAGTTGTTAGGTCGAAAATCAGCCCTGGCACTAAACAGAGTTTTTGAAGTTGCGCAGAGACTATCTGGACTTTCATCCGACGATGTGGATGAGATGATAAAAAACTCCGAGAGCGACCAGAGCGACGATTCTACTTTAGACTAGCTCTGGCGCTTGGAATGACAGTGAGAGAACTCCTGGCCAGAATTGACAGTCGGGAGCTCTCCGAATGGGGCGCTTATTTCGAATTCGAGCCTTGGGGCACAGAGGTTGAGGATTGGCGGGCTGGCTCAATTGCGAGCACTATTGCAAACGCGAACCGGGATCCAAAGAAAAGGCGAAAGCCTTACGCGCCGTCTGATTTTATGCCGGAACGTGGCCCGAGCAAAAACAAAGAACAGTCTTGGGAAGAACAAGCTCAACTGTTGGAGATGTGGTTTAAAACTGCAGTCAAAAAGGATAGTTAAAAGCTATCCTTTTTTCTTTTTATAGAAAGGTGGTGAGGGCATGGCGACTGTGGGAAGTATGGCTGTAGTGCTCACAGCTAGCGCTACAGACTTCGAGCGAACCATGGGCAGAGCGGCCCGAGCCGTAAAATCGACCGAAAAAGAATTCATGCGCTCAGCGCGTCAAATGGAAAGCGTGGGTAGGCGCTGGACCACGGGGGTAACTGCCCCAATAATGGCCGGTCTTGCCATCGTAACCAAGGCGGCTGTGGATTGGGAAGATGCTTTTGCAGGGGTCAGCAAATCTATGGATGGCACAGCTGGGCAGATGTTAGAGCTAGATGAATCATTAAAAGATCTAGCAGAAAGAGTGCCTCTAGCGCATCGCGAGATTGCTACCATTGCCGAAAGCGCAGGGCAGCTAGGTATCCAGACCGATAATGTTATTGAGTTTACGGAGACCATGGCCAAGGTAGGCGCTACAACTACAATGAGTGCAGAAGCGGCAGGCACAGGTTTTGCGCAGATTGATAATATCATGCAGACTGGGCAAAAGTCTTTTGAAAGATATGGCTCAACGGCTTTAGCTTTGGGTAACAACCTTGCCACCACCGAGCAGAAAGTGGTTGATTTTTCGCTCAATATCGCAGGTGCAGGGAAGATAGCCGGGCTATCCGAAGCGCAGGTGATGGCAATTGGTGGCGCTTTCGGCTCCGTCGGAATCGAAGCGGAAGCTGGAGGTACGGCAGTATCTAAAGTTTTAATCGGCATGACTGAAGCCGTATCGACCGGCAATAAAAACCTTAAAATGTTTGCTGCCACAGCAGGCATGTCTACTGCGGAATTCTCTGCCGCATGGAAAGAAGATGCAGGGAAGGCATTCACAAGGTTTGTTGAGGGTTTGGGATACTCTGGCAATCAGGCTTTCGGCATATTGAAAAACCTTGGGCTTTCAGATCAAAGATTGATTCGCGGGTTCCTGTCTGTGGCAGGTGCCGGGGATCTACTTAGCAAATCCATGCGGATCGGCTCAAAAGCATGGGAAGAAAATACTTACCTTTCGGAAAAGGCTGCAAAACGATTTAAGACCGTTGCAGCTAGGCTTAAGATGCTTAGAAATCGCGCATATAACGCGGCAATAGCTTTCGGCGGGGCCTTCGCTCCATTACTAGAAATGGCAATGACGAAAGCCGAGAAGCTTGTTGGAGTGCTTAAAAATATGGGAGAGGGCTTCGCAAAGCTGCCGAAACCAATCAGAGTTATAACCGGCAATATTCTACTTTTATTCGCTGCCATCGGACCGGCTAATCTGATGTTTGCGCTCCTTAACCGCACGATCGCCGGAGCACTCGGTTTCTACAGTAGCCTAACCGGCTTTATTGGCAATGCGGCATTCGCTTTTCAGTCGTGGAAAGTGGGAGCGGCTACACTGGGCGAATCTCTCGTTTATCTAGCGGGCGGACCTGTCAAAATGACGATCCTGGCTATCGGGGCTCTTATTACTATAGCAATCCTCTTGGCGGCAAACTGGGACAAGGTCAAGGTATGGGCGCAAGCGGCCTGGGGTGCTATTAGCGCAACTGTGCTTTATAGCGCATCGTTAATCGTGCGCGGTATTTCATACATTTATAGAGTGATAGCGGTTTTTATTCCGGCTATGCGAGGGATGGCAACTTCTGTTACCGGTGTCGCTAATGGGCTTAAAAACTCTGCTGGCGCAGCATTGGCATCGGCTAAGTCAACGATAAGCGCAGCTAAAGCTGCAGATCAAGCTGCCAAGGCGCAAAAGAAAGTATCTGAAGAAGGCAAGAAGGCAGCAGACAGCCAGAATGGATTAGGCAAGGCGATGAAAGACGCAAGCAAATCCGCTGGCAAGAACTTGCAATCATTTGATGAAGTCCACGAGCTACAAGAAGATATGGGTAGCTCTACTCCTGATATAGAGATGCCTGATATAGAGATACCTGATATAGCGATGGGTGGCATAGGTGATATAGCCTCTAACATAGGAGATACACTCTCTAAGGCTGCCGAAAACGCATCTAAGGCGTGGGATAAACTCAAGGATTCGATGGAGCCCGTGAATAAGGCAGTGCAGTGGATAAAAGACAACTGGCCGACCATCGGGCCGATTATCGAAGATCTAGCGGGACTAATCGCTCTTGTTCTCACGGCGAAATTTATAAAACTCGGCCTAGAGGCTACAATTGCCGGCGCAAAAATGGTAGCGGCTTGGGTGTCATCCAAAGCTGAAGCAATAGCATCTGTGGCGGTGCACGTTGCACAAATGGCCATAGCCGGCGCTAAATGGGTATGGCTAGGCATCCAGGCTACCATAAGCGCGGCCAAGGTGGCAGCGGCATGGATTGCATCCATGGGGCCCATTGGGTGGGTTATAGCTGCAGTTGCAGCCGTAGTAACGGCTATTATTTTAAATTGGGATGAAATAAAAGAAGCTACAATTAGAATCTGGACTGCAATTAGCGACTGGGTCGTTGGCGCCTGGGGGTGGATCAAAGAAACCGCAGTTAAGATCTGGGATAGCATTAAAGCTTTTTTCGCTGAATGGTGGGATCTTCTGCTGGCAGTCTTTACGGGCCCTATTGGCATTTTGGTATATCTTATTGTCAACAACTGGGACAAAATCAAAGAAACCACTGAAACGGTTTGGAATGCTGTCTCCGAATGGCTAGGTACTCTTTGGGATGGTATTGTAAGCCTAGCAACTACAACCTGGGGCAGGCTTGCAAGCATAGTTTCAGCTGCATGGGAGGCCACAGAAACCATCACGATCACCGTATGGGAGGCAATAAAAGAGTTTCTCTTCGGTCTTTGGGATGGCATTGCTTTGGTAGCGACAACCGTTTGGGATTGGCTCAAAGATATAATAAGCACGGCATGGGAGGCTACAAAGACTATAACTATCATGGTATGGGAATCAATTAGAGATTTCCTTGTTGGATTATGGGATGGGGTAGCCGAAGCCGCCATCACAGCTTGGGATAGCATATCCGAGTTTATTAAAAACACGTGGAACACCATCCGCGACAATACGGTCAATGCGTGGAACGCAATCAAAGACTTCCTTTTTGGTTTATGGAATGGTATAGCGTCTCTCGCCAGTGACACCTGGAACAATTTCACCAAGATAATTTCTGATGCAACAAGCAAGTCCACTGGTGCAATATATGATTTTGCTAGCAATATTGTAAGTAAGCTTAAAAACATGAGCACAAACGCTATAAACGCTGTAAAAGACATGGCTAGCGGTATTGCGAAGTGGATTTCCGATGCTGTAAGTAAGGGCACGAAGTCTATATTCAGCTTTGCAAGTGATATAGTTTCTAAAATAAAAAATATGAGCACCAATACTATTAATGCCGTCAAAGATATGACTAACGGCATAGTCAAATGGCTTAAGGATTTACCGAAACGGACACTATCGACTGTTAAATCTTGGGCCGATAGCGTTACTAGCTCTGTCAAAAATATGTATATGAAAATAGTTGGCGGTTCGATTGTCCCGGATCTCGTGATGGAATCTACAGATTGGTTCAAAAGATGGGAAAAAGACAGTAAATCTATCGTAACAGACATGAGCCATGGCGTTGTGGATGGGTTTTTTGACATGTCTGATACGTCACTGGCCACTATGACTGTCTTTGGCCGAGGGTTGCAGTCTGTGTCTCAAAATATAACATCGGGGATGCAGGGAGTGTTTAACCAGACTTTTAGCGGCATCATAAAGGGCTCCATGGCTATGAGCGATGCCTTTCAATCGGTTATGACCGGTATGGGCGACGTAGCAAAACAGGTGCTAGTACAGCAACTGTCTCAAGTTGTGACAAACTCTCTGGCGACTATGGGATCGTGGGTGCTTGGCGTCGTGGCATCATCGGCAAAGGTTGTAGGAGCTCTTATCTCCCAAGCATACGCTACCCTAGTAGCATTTTACGCATGGAGCGGGCCCTTTGCGCCCGTGCTTGCTGGAGGCACTATAGCCGCTGCAATCGCCGCTATTGGCTCTGTCGCAGCTAAGGCGACCAACGCATTTAAGGGTGTCGTTGGACTGGCGACAGGCGGCATTGTCACTGGTCCGACATTCGCGCAGCTGGGAGAGGGCGGCAGAAAAGAGGCAGTAATTCCACTTGAGCGCGACAACGTAATAGCAGATAGCGTAGGACAAGCCGTCTATCAGGCTATGGTGACTGCAACGAGAGTAGGGCAGGCTTCCGGATCATCTAACGATGGAGATCGCGAAATCGTCTTGAGTATTGACGGTGCTAAATTCGCGCAAGCGGTCCTACCTGTGCTTATTCGCGAGGGACAGAGACAAGATATGCAATTTGTAGTCCGTCCACAGGGGGTATAAATCATGGCACAAATAATAATAGCTGGTATACAAGTAGCGCGTCCTGCTGAGGTATCGGTGGGACGCTATGATTTAACGAAAGCCAACAGGACCGCATCCGGACGGATGGTGATGGAGATCATCCGAGCTAACATTCGGCGAGTGGATGTTTCCTGGCAGTACCTGCCGGATCCAGAACTCCAAAAAATCCTGAACGCCATCACGGCCAACAAACCCTTTTTCGCGCTATCATATCCTGATGCAGGCGGTCAAAAAACAATGCCCTGTTATGCCGGTGATATCATAACCTCTCTTTGGCACATGAGAAACGGAATCAGGTATTGGCAGGAAGTCTCTGTACCATTCATTGAGCAGTAGGCGGTGGTTGTATGTATCCAGTTTCGCAATCATTTCACAACCTAATGCGTTCGCAGAAACGGCAAATTAAGGCGAAGTGCATAATTGACTATACAGATCCTATCATCGATCAGTCTATTGAGGTAACGGCAAACGAGCAGGCGCGCATTTCATTTCTTTCCCAAACCGCGGATGGAGTTACTACGGTGCCTTATACCTGGGCCTGTCTCGATGGCACATGGGTACTGGGCCAGCCCTGGAGGTTGGCGCCAGATAGTGCAGATCGGCATCAGTTAGGCTGGTGGGGTACACAACTGGCAGACATAGACGGCTTTTTCTCTGCCCCTTATCCCGCCCTGACGTTAACCCATGCGCACAGGCCGATCCACACCCTTACGGTGGTGGGCGATTCTGCGCGCAAAGAATACCCAGTTGATTTTACGATAGATTTATACGATATCAACAACTCTTTATTATATACAGAGACAGTATTTGATAATAATTCCATTGAGTGGTCAGCAATGTTAGAGAGCCCTGTTCTCGAAGTTACAAAGCAAGTTTTAACAATAATAAGATGGTCGCATCCCGGCAGACAAGCTAAAATCATTGAGTTTTTCACTTCTATTCAGCAGGTTTATGAAGGCGACAATCTAATATCAATAAGAGTTTTAGAAGAGCGCGAGGTGAGCCAGGGCAGCCTGCCGGTTGGCAATATCTCTGCTAACGAGATAACCATCCGCTTGCCAAACGAAGATAAGCGGTTTGATCCGGACAATGACACATCTCCGCTATACGGTTTAATTAAGCCCAACAGGCGAATCAGGGCTTGGCTTGGCGTGGATCTGGACGAAGGCACCGAATGGGTCCCGCTAGGCATCTTCTGGGCCTCTGGATGGGAAACGAACGATATGGCGCTAGAGGCGACAGTGAGAGCTTTAGACCGCATGGATAGCCTGAAACAAACGACATACAGAACGAGCATCCCGCAGCAGAACATGGCTGCCGCGGCGTTGGCGAGGGATGTTTTAGAAGATGCAGGACTTGCCGAAACAGAGTTTATGATAAGTGACGAGCTGGAAAATGTAATAATTCCCTGGGCGTGGATGGGCGAAGTGTCGCACAGGGAGGCGTTGCGTGTATTAGCCGAGGCATGCATGGCGGTTGTGTATTGTGACCGAGAAGGCAGGATTCGCATAGAGCTTCCGACGGAGGCTTTTCTGGAGGAGTCAGGGGTTTGGTTTCTGCAGGGCTCTCAATTCCCAGCCGAGGCATCTGCTCTGATGGGGTTATATGGCATAGGTCCCGATGATTACTTTTCGCTAAAATCTCCTAGCAGCCGCGAGCAGGTGGCCAATGAAATCACGGTCATAACGCAACCAGTAGCGCCTGGTGAGCTTGTAGAGGTTTTCCGCTCTAATGCACCGATCATCATAGGGGCTAATCAGACTGTGACTGTGACGGTCCAATACAATAAAAAACCCGCGATAGATGCTATGGCAACGCTAGAAGAGCCACCGGCCGGGGTTAATATCGTAGAGGTTAACTCATATTCCTGGGGCGCTGATATTGAAATCGAAAACAAGGGGGCAGTCGAAGCAAGCGTAACGCTGGTTGCCATCGGTACACCTCTCGAGGCACAAGATGGCGATCAAGTCGTTGAGTGGGACGAAAAGAGCGCAAGGGAAGATGGGGTCCTTGGATATGAATTCCCCAGCAACCACCTAATACAGACTGTAGAGCAGGCGCAAGGGATAGCTCAAGCGATCCTTGCATCATCCAAGGTTTGGAGACGAGATATTGAGTTCGACTGGCGCGGCAACCCTGCAATTGAGCTAGGAGATGTCGCGCAGATAGTGACGGACGCGGCAAACGACCGCAGGAGCACGTATGCAATTATCTGGCAGGAGTTGGAGTGGGCTGGATACTTGAGCGCTAGGTCAAAGGGCAGGAGGCTGTTTTAAATGGGTAGTAAAATAACAAAATTAGCAAAGGGGCTAGATACCCCGATTTTGATAAACGAAAAAGGCAGGCCTAACGGCGTGGCAACCCTGGATGCAAACGGGAAGATTCCGGAAGATGAGCTTCCTACGGATGAGCTTTTAGTCACGCCATCTAAAAATGGTTTTATGAGTGCCGAGGATAAGAGTAAACTCGACGAGGTGCCCAGTGGCGGCATACCTGCTGGCGCGGTAATGGATTTTGCAATGCCGACAGCGCCTGCAGGCTGGCTCTATGCAGATGGGAGGCCTGTGAGCAGGACAACTTACGCTAATTTATTTGCGGCAGTAGGAACCATTTATGGCGCGGGCGATGGGCTAACTACTTTCAACCTTCCCGACCTTCGCGATGATTTTATTCGCGGGTGGGACGATAGATCCGATAGGGAGTTTGGCAGTTGGCAGGAGGATGCGTTCAAATCCCATAACCACTATTCCGATGAAAGATTTAACAGATTGTCTGCTAGAGCTTCAGATATAGACAATGCTGGAACCACAACTGCGATAGATCCAGGAGGGGCCACAAATGAATATAGAATTGGTGCAATGGTTGATTATTGGGATGCCGCAACAATTAAGAACACAGGCGGCCCCGAAACCCGCCCCCGCAACACAGCCCTGTACCGTTGTATCAAGTATTAAGAGGTGGTAGAAAATGGCAGGTAACACAAGACCGATAATTACGGATGTCGACAGCAAGCCAGCACCACAATATTTTAACCCGACTGCAGATGTATATGAGTTTTTAGAGGGGCGCAACGGGGCTAGTCGGGTAGAGTTATATGATGCCGATGGTGAGCCTGTAGATATCATGAGCGCGTTAAGCTTGCTAGGGAAGGAAGCTACGCTATCATTAATCAAGGCTGGCATAGACGCACTGATAACTAAAGATGGGGCCACGGCTGCAAAACAAGATGCACTCAAGGCGGTGGTCGATAGTCTGGATGCAAAAGACTACTCCACAGAGACCACACTGGCTGCGCTAAAGGCAGTAGTCGATACAATAGCAACCACGGCGGCAGAGAGAGCCACAGAGGCCACAGCGCAGGCTATTTTGACTAAGATGGATCCTGCCCTCCCAGTGTCGATAAATGGGAATATAGCGACAAGATTAGCTGGCAATAGCGCTGAAGTATCAAGCTCCCAACATGCAGAGCTAGCGGGCGCTACCGCCACGTATGAACTTGTAGAAGGGGCAAGCAAGCTAGAAGTATATCTAGAATCTGGCTATATTCGTATTCGCACAGATGGACAACCCGCTACAGCAACCACAGGGGAGCCGCTGGGTGAGGGATTTGGTGCTAGTTGGGCAGTCGGCAGTATCAGTATATATTTTGTAGAGGATGCAGTTTTAACGGTGGTGAGCAGACAATGAGAGTTCAATTTTCCAAGCCCGGTAATTTTATGCGTTCCGTTTCTGTCTTTGGCGCGGAATGGGATAAACAATCCAGCCCAATCCTAACGCGTACAGACGATGCCAGGGGTCTAACCGCCAATGTCGGGGTGGACGATCAAGTTGTCTATAATGATTTTGATTCGGTGCCTATCTTCGGCGATATCCACGATGCGACAGACGAGTTAGGCAATGTTTTCGTGAGGATCCTAAAGCTTTATATCCGAAAGAAAGACGCGGAAAATTACAAATCGTGGCAGGTGGCAAATGCAAAGCTACCCGGGTTTTACTTGCCTTGGTGTTTTTGGGATTTTGAAAGCCAAAGAGAATTACCGTATATTGATGTAGGAAAACACAAGGCTTCTTTGGGCGCAGGGGATAGGTTGGAATCGAAACCTGGCACAGCACCGCTGGCAAGTAGGAATATAGTTAATTTTAGGACGTATGCGCAAAACAACAATACTGATGGGCTAAAGGGCTACCAGCAGCTGGATATCCACACGGTGGACGTATTACGCACTTTGATGTTTATTGAATTTGCAACATTAAACATGCAGTCGGTTATGTATGGATTTGCTACCGGTACATACGGCACAGAAACACATCTAGCTGTAATTTCGGAGGAAAACACAAACAGAATCATCGTATCAAATACCACAGCAGCGCGGTATAGAGAGCGGCAAACAATCTCCATTGGTACATCCAGATATGGCTCTCAAGTTTTTTATGGTCGCACAATCACGAGCATTGAGGATTATGACACAGATAACAAGGCGATATATTTTGATGGCGAGCCTGCAAGTGTTGCCGAGGGTAATTTTTTGATGAACTCGGGCGCAGTCAGCGGCTTTAGCTCTCAAATTGCAGCCAGTAGCGGCAGCATCGGTGATAACACGAGCGGCAAATATCCCTGCATGTACCGCGGTATTGAAAGCCCATACGGTGATATGTGGCAGTTTGTTGATGGTGTCAATATCAACGATAATCAAGCGTGGGTTTGCAAAAATGCTGACGAGTACGCCAGCAATCTGTTTACAGATCCATATGAGCAACTCGGATATGTAAACTTAAACGAAAACGGATACCCCAAGACCATGGGCTACGATCCAGCGCTACCCTTCGTCGAATTTCCGGTAGAGTTAGGAGCTGGAGCTGGAGCAAGCACATACTACAGCGACTACTATTACCAAACGACAGGGCAAAGAATTGCCCTGCTGGGTGGGCCTTGGAATTACGGCTTGACTGCTGGTCCATCCTCCTGGGCTCTGCATAGCTCTTCCGCGCTTGCGAGCGTGACCTTCGGCGGGCGGCTCCTTAAAAAACCCCTGTAGGGGGTTTGGGGGACCGCAGTCCCCCAATTAACGGGCTATGGGGTGCGCGCTTGCCCAGCTGGGTGGGAATTGGAATAACGGCTTGACTGCTGGTCCAACTATAAAGATGCCTGCGCAATAATCTCTTATTGGGGCTGGATAAAACGCAGCGATAGCTATAACTTTTATAATAAACACGTCAAGCCATATGTAAGTGTCGGTAAAGCTAAAAAGGCGGTGAGTAATCATGCAAAAATACGGGATAATCGAAAACGGAGAGCTAAAGGTAGTGCCGGTAGGCACCCCAGGCGCAAAACCCCTCAAGCACGCAGAGGTGCCAGAGTTTGATCAACTAACGCAGGCTGTCTTCCGCGGCGAAGTGACAGACGAGGGCGATTATATCAGTGTTGGCGTGGAGATTAGAGACGTTGAGATAAGCGATGATGCGCCGATGGAGGGATTTGATGGAAAGCCTTGGGCTTGAGATTTTGGATCTGGTAGAGCGACAGGCAGAGCTTATTAAAAAGCTCACGCTCAAGGTGGCGGAGCAGGAGGCTCTGATCAATGAGTTGATGGGGAGATAGAGAGATATAGCGACACTGGAGGTGACGAGATATGCTAAAACAAAACATTTTGCCAGTCGCGATCAATATTGAGGCAGACGACTATATTGCCGCACCCAAAGAGGCGCAAGCGGCTTTAGAAAAATTAAACAATACACCTATTAAGGTGACGGCTGGAGGCGTTGTCAATGAACTCACCATCTAACTGGCAGGAGCCAAAGGTTGATTGGAGATCTGGCGATCCTGTTGGGGCCGCCGACTTTAACCGCATCGAAAAAAACATCGGCGCAATCGAGACAGGAGAACGCGCGTTAGACCAGGCCCAAGTCCCCAACAGTAATATAGGCACCCTTCGGCAGATCCTGAATTGGCTGATAAACCGTATCAAGGCGATCCTCGGCACGGCCAACTGGTATGATGCGCCGCCGGTGACATTGAAGGCGACGGCCGACAAGCTAAATGATATAGATGGCCACGTAAAGATAAAAAAGAACGTGATAATAGCCGCCGTGGGATGGGTAGACGATACCGCAAACAGCGGCTACTGGAAATACGACATTGTAGATGCCGATATAACAGCTGATTCAGTTATTGATGTAAATGTACATTTGGAGTATTTGGAAAAAGCAGAGGATATTAAAAGCGCTTGTTTAAGCACAGAGGGAAAGGTGACTCTTTATTCGGAGTGGGCAATCACAGAAGACGTGATAGCTGATTTAAAGATAGTTAGGCAGGTGGGATAAATGGCAGTGGGCAGCGTAAATGTCGGGGGCATGACGGTTGAACCTTTAGCCCACTATTTAAAGCTAGGGGAAAGCCCCCCTGCGGACATAAATCGTAACGCCATTGCTTGTGATGGCGATTTTATCTACTGCAACTCTCATAGTGTTTCGGGACAGCCTGGTAACTATGTTCATGCATTTTTCGTGCAAAAAATAAATCCATCTGATATGAGTGTGGTGGCGGAAAGTTCAAATTATGACAGAACGATAAACTGCATTATATTAAGAGATGGATACATTTATTGTGGTGGTGGGTTAAATTATACGGGCGATCCTTTGTCAGGGCGGGTTTGGAAAATAAATCCTATTGATATGAGCAAAGTAGCCCAAAGCGAACAGACTATCCTCGATGGAAATCAAAGGGGAATTACAGTGTTAACCGCAGATGATTATTTTATATACTGCAACGGTAGCCGGGAGGACGTTTATGGGCCGGGGGAACGTATCAAAAAAATAAACCCTACCGACTTGGCAATCATTGGGGAAAGCGCTATTGGGGGGGACACTATAGATGCGCTCGTCTCTGATGGCAACTACCTTTATTGCGCGACGTCATCTAGCTCTCAAACTTCCTGGACTGTAAAAAAAATAAATCCCGAGGACTTGAGCGTCGTTGCAGAAAGTCCAGCGTTTGCAAAAACCATAACATCGATTGAGCCCTACGGCGGGTATCTTTTTTGCGGAATGTATACGGGAAGTGTTGCGAAGATAGATCCATCTGATATGAGTGTGGTGGCGGAAAGCATCAGGGATGATATTGATGCGATCGATATTGCCTGCTATGATAATTATGTTTTTTGTGCCGGTATCGGAGGAAAGATTATAAGATTGGACGCTAAAACTCTCGCTAAATCATCACAAATACTTGACTATGGGAAAAGAATCAGAAGTCTAGCTTTTGATGGCAATTATGCTTATTGTTCGGGAGACTATTACCCAGATGGAGCAACGGTTTGGAAGGTGTTTCCGGAGCAGATTTATTTAAAGAAGAAAAGTTGAACGGGAGTTGATAACATATGACAGAAACTGCAGTCTGCACCGAACGCCACAGACGGATCGACGAGCAATTAGAAACGCATAACAAAAGATTGAACGGGCACAGTGACAGACTAGATAAACTGGAACAGTATCAATCACGAACGGAAGCGAAGATTGAGAATCTATGCGAACAAATCCAGGGACTGGTAACAACGATAAGATGGGCGATGGGCCTTTTTGTGGGAGCTTTAGTAAGCTTCTTTTTTTATGCTGCCCAGAGGGGTTTGATCAAGTGATTGACAAACTCCTGCACTTTGCCATCTCGTTTGTTTTGACAGTTGGACTTAATACTTTTATGCCACCCAAAGATGCAAATAGGGTGGCATTTTCCATTGGAGTTGGAAAGGAGGTTTGGGACCATTACAATCCGCCCCACAGCGCAGAGTGGGGAGATATAGCAGCAGATTTAGCTGGTATTTTAGCAGCAGACAAAGCATTGGAGATGATTAGATGTCAGACGATCATTGCCCCGACTGTGGGGCAACAGTGAGACATGAGAGCGGATGCGCTACCTGCCCGGTTTGTGGCTGGAGCGCGTGTAATACGTGAGGAGGTGTAAAAGGTGGGCAAGCAGTTGACAAAGCATTTTAACGAGGATGAGTTTAGGTGTCGGCACTGTGGAGCGCTGCCCAAGGGCGGCATGGATCCCAAGTTGATCCATCAGCTAGAGTGCTTGCGTTGTAAGGTAGGTAAGCCGTTGATAATCAACAGCGGCTTTAGGTGTACTATCCACAACAAAAACGTGGGAGGGGCCAAGAGTAGCCAGCACCTAAAAGGCACGGCAGCAGATGTGATGGTGCCCAAGGGTATGACTGCAGATCAGCTGGCCAAAGTGGCCGAAGATGTTGGTTTTGACGGGATCGGCAAATATCCAAGGCAAGGCTTTATACACGTTGATGTGCGCGGATTCGGTGCCCGGTGGCACGGATAAAGAAAGGGGATAAGAAAATGTTAAACTGGATTAAAAAGATTGCGGAGATTTTGGGGATCGTGAAGTTACTTGTAGGTCTAATCGAGCCTATTAAGCAATTTATTAAACAGGTTGAGGTGCCTGGATTCGGCGAGGAAAAGAAACAGGCCGTATTACAACTGCTTGCCCAGACACTAGCCACCATAGATACCGCCATCCCGGGAGTGGATTTGCCGGATGAACTAATACTTAATTTTGCAAGTAATGTAATTGATATTTTGGTAGGATTTTATAATTTGACTGGAGTATTTAAGACAAAAAACGTATAACGGGCGGCGGTACAGCGCAGGCGGTGGGGATAAAAATAGAAGCTCCACCGCCCACAGAAACCAGCCTAGAAGCCGCCCTAGAGGAATTTACGGACAGAGTTAGGTTGCGTAACGAACAAGCCGCCAGGGAGCTAATAGAGAGGCTCAAGGAGAGGTTGAAAGATGATCTACAGGGGCGTTAATGCCCCTATTTTTTATGCCCATTTTAAAAGTTGTTATTTTCTGATATTGATAAAAACAGCGGAAACCGTTGGGGCGCAATGGTTTCGCCGTTTTGTACTTTTTAAATTTTTTTTTGGCGTCCAGGCTAAAAATGGTTGACAGGTAGATGTCTATGGTGTATACTTATAGTAGATAAAGCGGGTGGGCAAAATAAAGGAGGAAGAAAAAAATGGATCGTGAAGCACTGAAGACACAGTACGAGGAGTATAAGAGATCTTGTAGAGCGGTGGCGCAGGGGTACATAACTTTTGATTCCTTCGTTTCTATCGCCGCCAGGCAGGAAGCCTGGGAGACCGCAAAAGCCAACGCAACCCCTGGTGTCTACGCACGGTATGTAGCACAGGCGCGGGACGTAGCGGACGAGGACGAAGCCAGAGCGATAGTCAAGAACATGCAGAGGACGCACGAGGCCGAAAGCCAGAAGCTCTACGAGGCAGGAGAGCAAGAAGCCCTTCGCGTTTTGATGGTTTCTTTTCAGGCGGCGAAAGAGGCGATTTTAGCGCCCTACAAGGGGCGCCGGAAGCCTTGCGTGATCAACGCTATCAACGTTTATGACGATGACGATCAGCCCACGACGCACCGCCTAGTCCTGTAAAACCCATGCGGGGGAGGTGGCTCCCCCTCCCCCGCAGCCAGTAAAAGGAAAAGGACGTGATACTATGATAAAAACCGCACTGTACATCCCACCAGACATGAAAGAAGCTTTGCGCGTCATAGCCTTTGGGCAGCGCGTAAGCATGACGGAGCTGCTCCGGGATGCCGTGGAGGAAAAATTTAAAGTCAAGCCGGAAGAGGTTTTTTGGGACGGCGCTGTCGACGGCACGCACTATCAGGTTGGCAAGTTTGGCGGACACAGCTACTTTCTGCGGAGCACCAAGCAGGACCGCGCTGTTTGGCCTGTGAACGTGGATGTGGGTGGATACTATATCAGCTGGCATGACGCCTTGGAACCCGCCCTGGAGGCTGCGAAGCAGCGACTGGAGGCCGATGGGCAGGCAGAGCTAGCCCGATTGATAAAAGGAGGAGAGAAAAAATGAGCGAGCGGGAGGGTGCTGTTTTCAGCGCCGAAATCCAAGGCTTTAAAAAAGTTTCTGACGATGAATGTCAGGAGTTGGGGGGTGAATTATACCTGCCAATGCCGTTGAGTGAACTAGATGAGCGGCTGAACGCATATGGGGCGAGTATGAGCTTTGAGAGCTATGTATGGTTGGGTCCGTACGATAGAGACGTTTCTAGTAAGGCCAAAGATGTTTTGCAGGGTAGCTTGCCTTTATATGGTGATATATACGGGCTAAATCGTGTGGCTCAATGGCTGCTCGACTTGGGACCGACCGGAAGGAAAGCTCTGGGCCAGTTGATCGTTATTGAGGGAAACAGCAAACAGGCTTTAGGCCGTACTGTAAAAGAAATATTTGACGAAGGCAAGAGAAAATGAGCGACAGGGAAGACCAAATTCTCCTGGCACAGGCCGTACTGCACATGAACATGCCTGAGAGGGAGTAGGGCCGAAAGAAGCTGACTGGGATGGGACTGGTATCAGAGCAAAGAAAGAAGGTATTGAAATGAAAACGGATGCTGAAATCAAATCTTGGATGGATGAGTTGTACGGTCAGGGAGGAGAACGTGCCATAGTGTACAAGGGCAATACATACGCTGGATATATGAACGGGTATCAATACGACGAACCGAAAAACTTAGAGTATACACAAAATGATTTAGATGGCAGATTTTACCGCCTGCTACTCGTTGATAGCACAGTATACGCAGCCATCTGGGAACCGTCAGAGGAGTATATGAACTCTGATTTTACAGTGGAAGATATCAAATGCGAGTTGGAAAGGACAAATATCACAAATCCGGACTGGCTCCAAGCAATAGACAGAGATAATGTCGAGGAGGCGGTTAAAGAAAACGCTTATCTCATTGATAGTAAGGTAATTGGCGCAGAATGATGGGGCGAAAGCCCCGGAGGAAGGATGATTGAAATGACAAAGGAGTTTAGATAGCGACACCGGGCAGTAATGTTCAGCCTAAAGCAGCAAGAGGATCGGAAAGGGGGAATTTTTTAATGGGAAAATTCAGAACAACTATTTATTTGCCGGATGAACTGAGAGAGAAATTGTTTCTCGAAAGAGACAAAACAACCATGGCGGTAACAGAAATTATCGTTTCTTTATCAATACGCAGACAGTAAGAACCAAATAGGCCGCTTAGATATAAAGCTTCTGAACACGCCTATAAATAAAACGGAAGAAGTAATAACCTTGCAGGGCTATTTATACCGCCGAATATTAGCCATGAATGGAACTATGCTAAGCCGCAATATTGTTTATGACGCAATATATAAAGCTATTGACGTTACAGCCAAAACAGATGGGGCGTTGAGAAAAAAGAAAAACAAGGTACGCGACCAGGTAAGAGAAATGCTTGACTATTGGACAGAAAATAATTTCATTAGCGGCCATACCGAAAATAAGAAAGGCAGCTCTATTTATAGTGTTACCATACATACAAAAACAAGTAGATAAAATGGTAACGCATAGTAGATAATACGGTAACAACCGAGCATGAAAAAAATGCCAATAAACCCAGGCAGGACAAGCCTTCCAGAGTTTAGCGAAAAACCGTATAAGCTTTATAAGCTATATAAGCTTTATAGCAGCGGTTGCGGCTTGCTTGACGCCGCCGCACCGCCTTAATATTATGGACTAAAGAAATGAAACTATACCTAATGTGGAAACATAAAAGAGAAAGGAGCGGGAAGCATGGAAGCAAAACAGGAAGTACATGAGTGCGTTTATGGCGCGCTTACCGAAGGGGGAGAGATTACAGAAGTCTTAATAGCCGGAAATATTGGTTGTCCTAAATATAAGGTTAATGGCCAATACCGCATAGGCTTGTTGCAGGACTATTTAGACCGAAGGAGAGGCCTTGCAACGCATTACAATTATTGCCCCTATTGCGGTAAAAAGTTAGATTATAGAAAAATCAAAAAAATAGCAAAAGAACACGACGAGGGGAGAGTTGTTTAATGGAGAAATACAAAATGGCGATCGAAAAATATTTTGAGGAGAAAGAGAAGAAGGAGGCAAAGGGAAAATGAGCCTGGGAGATGTTGTTTTTCCTGAGAACGTTGTCTCCGAGATCCCAGTTGTCATTACTGTTGACAGCAAAACTGTAAGAATAAAATCAGAGAAAAATGACACGATCATTGATTTGGTAAAATCTAAAGGATATGAGTGGGAGCCCCTAGCGTATAGATGGGCGAAGTATCTCGCTCCGAGGATGGGGACACCCGCCGATAGAGCGGCAGAAATTGGGAACAAGTTATTAAATGCAGGATTCCCCATAGAGATTTCCGATGAAAAAATCAGAGAAAATGCGATCAATGCCGATTTTGAACCCGAGTGTACAAGGTGGATTCTCTTAATTGTCAAGGGAGAATACAAGGGGAGGTTGATAGCTAAGTGGTTTGGTAAGGATAACGAACTTTATCGTAGAGCTAGATCTTTGCCTCAAAGTAGATGGCATCAAGGCGAAAAAGGAGTCCTTGTCAAAATCGAGCACTATAAAGAAGTTGAAGATTTTGCGTCCGTCTATGGATTTAAATTTAGTTCTGCAGCAAAAACGGCCATTGAAGAGTATAGAGAAGAGTTTAAAAATGCTAGGAGGGTTAAACCCGTAAAGGTAAAAGAAAAGGCTAAGGGAGATGGATTGGGAACTATCCTCCAAAGCAGCCGGGAGATAATCCCGGATCTCCTTGATACATGATATAGGTAAATTGGCAATCATTTTACGGTGGTGGTGATTACATTGATGGCGTTGAAGACAGAGCTATATGAGCACCAACAGAAAGCTGTTAAAAAACTATCAAAGATTAAGGTTGGCGCCCTATATATGGAAATGGGCACAGGCAAGACCAGGGCCGCCTTGGAGCTTGTGGCCCAGCGATATAATGCTGGCAAAATTAATCATGTGCTTTGGTTATGCCCTTGCTCTGTTAAGGAAAATTTGCGCAGAGAATTAATTAAGCATGTTGATGGTAGCATTGATATGTTTACTGTCTGCGGGATAGAGACACTATCTAGCAGCATAAGAGCCAATACCAAACTTTTAGAGCTAGTACAGAGGCACAAGGTTTATATAATAGTGGATGAGAGTAACATGGTTAAAAACCACAAGGCCAAGCGAACCCAAAACATTGAACGCTTGGCCAGCTATTGCCAATACAAGCTGATCTTAAATGGCACTCCAATCAGCAGATGTGAAAAAGATCTTTTTTCCCAGTGGTATATTTTGGACTGGAGAATTTTGGGCTATAAATCATTCTGGAGCTTCGCAGCTAACCATTTAGAGTATGATGACAGGGTTAAGGGTAAGATTACCAGATGCCTAAACACTAACTATTTGGTCCACAAGATAGCACCTTACACATATCAAGTTAAAAAAGATGAGTGCTTAGACTTGCCACCTAAAACTTACTCAACTAAGTACTATAGTCTTACGGATGAGCAGCAAGAGCATTATAAGCATGTAGCAGACAATTTGTTGTTTGATCTTGATGAATTGCAACCAGAGACTATATATAGGCTGTTCACTGGCTTGCAAAATGTTATAAGTGGTTTTAGAGTAGGGCTAGGGGAGCATCTTACTAGGGAGCCATTTTTCTCATCTCCATACAGAAATCCAAGAATACAGCGATTGCTCTCTGTGCTGGAGCATGTAGACGACAAAACTATTGTTTTCTGCAAGTACACGCAGGAAATAAAGGATGTAGTGAGAGTACTCAATAGGAAATATGGTAAGGGCTCTGCAGTACCATTTTTTGGGGAGATAAATCAGAAAGAACGACAACGAAATATTGACGCTTTTACTAACGATGGCAGGTTTTTTGTGGCAAACAAGGCTTGCGCTGGCTACGGTCTCAATCTCCAGTTTTGTAATTATGTAATCTATTATAGTAACGACTGGGATTATGCCACCAGGAGCCAATCTGAGGATCGAGTGCACAGGATTGGGCAGAATAAAAATGTCCACATTATTGATATCTGCGCAAGGGATACACTGGATGAAAGGATCCTTCGTTGCCTTTGGCGTAAGGAGGGCCTGGTGGAGAGTTTCAAGCGTGAGATCGATAAACAGGAGGATAAATATCATCTAGGAGATTGGATTAACGGGAAGGGGGTAGCTTGATTGAGTAAGGTTTATACAGATAAGTCAGTTTACGAAGCATTCCATGACAGGTTGTGTTATATTTTTAAGGAGTTTGACAATATCTACGTAAGCTTTTCAGGCGGTAAAGACAGCGGGTTGTTGCTCAATCTTGTTTTGCAATACATGCGCCAATGTGGTGTTAAAAAGAAAATAGGGTTATTCCACCAGGACTTTGAAGCGCAATATAAAAAGACAACTGAGTATGTTACAAGAATGTTTGAGAATAATTTAGATACTATAGAGCCCTATTGGGTATGTTTACCAACGGCATCTAAAACACCTTTGAGCAACTATGAGTTATATTGGTATCCTTGGGATGACGAAAAAACAGACATTTGGGTTAGGGAGATGCCTAGTTTTCCATATATTATAAATTTGGAAAACAACCCGTTTGGTTTCTACAAATACAAGATGCTCCAAGAGGACTTATATAAACAGTTCGGACGCTGGTACAAAGACACAAAAGGTGGCGGTAAGACCATAGGCCTGGTAGGGTTGAGGGCGGACGAGTCTCTCCACCGGTACAGCGCAATAGTGAATAAAAAATACGCTTACAAAGACGAAAAATGGATAACAACAATATTTAAAGATGTTTGGAGTGCGTCTCCATTGTATGACTGGACCGCAGAGGATGTTTGGGTTGCCAATGGTAGATTTGATTTTGATTATAACGGTCTATATGATCTATATTACAAAGCTGGATTGACGATTGACCAAATGCGAGTAGCGAGCCCGTTTAATGAGTGGGCCATGGAGAGTCTTAACTTGTATAGAGTGATAGAACCAGAGACGTGGGCCAGGCTAGTTGGTAGGGTGCAGGGAGCCAACTTCGGGGCTATTTACGGAGGGACCAAGGCGATGGGTTACAAGAGCGTAACCCTGCCCGAGGGGCATACATGGAAGTCTTATACAGAGTTCTTGTTAAGCACTCTTCCCGAGAATGTTAGGGATAATTACCTTGAAAAGTTTAAAACATCGGCAGAGTTTTGGGCTAAAACAGGGGGCGGTTTTGCGGAAGATGTGATACGAGAAATTGAGGAATGCGGTTATAAGATAAGGAGAAATGGAATATCAAACTATACCAAAGATGGTAAAACAAAAATAGTTTTTGAAGAAGATATCCCAGATGATACAGACGATGTAAAATCAACAATAGATATCCCTTCGTGGAAAAGGATGTGCTATTGCATTTTGAAAAACGACCACCAATGCAGGTTTATGGGCTTCGGAGCAACCAAGCAGCAACAAGAAAGAATAAAAACTATAAAAAATAAATACAAAAGCATTATCAAAGGAGGTTAGTAAAATGTATAAAAGCCCAGTTTATAATGTGATACCAGTCCCAATAGAAAAGATAAGAGCGAATGAATACAACCCCAATGCAGTGGCTCCCCCAGAAATGAAATTATTGTATAATAGCATCAAGGAGGATGGTTACACCATGCCCATTGTGTGTTATTATCATGCTGATGATGACATGTACGAAATAGTAGATGGATTTCACAGATACAGAATAATGCTGGAACATAAGGATATTTATGAGCGAGAAAACGGATGTATACCAGTGTCGGTTATTGATAAATCAATAGACCAGCGAATGGCATCTACAATACGCCACAACCGTGCAAGGGGCTCTCACGATGTTGATTTAATGAGTAATATAGTCGCAGAACTACACGATATAGGGAGGAGTGATGCATGGATAGCTAAACACCTTGGTATGGATCTTGATGAGATTTTAAGGCTAAAACAAATAACTGGTTTGGCAGCATTGTTTAGAGACAGTGAGTTTGGCAAATCGTGGGAACCAGAGGAGGAATGATAATGCAAAAGTATGCAGTTGGTGAACGCATAAACAAATTTGAAACTGGGCAAGAGGCTGTCTATTTTGATATGGACGACGGAGGAGCAAAGCTAGTAATTTTATTTAATAGCCCAAACGAACAAGAGATAAATGGTATTAGTAAAGGAGCTTTAGAATTTGGCTTGTTTGAAATGGAAGGAATTATTTTTGTATTAATCAAGCCAGATGGAATGCCTTGGATGGATGCACCTTATGTGGCCCATTTATCCAAAAACCTTACTACGCTCCAGGAGATAGAATGCGGGCAAGGGTATGGCTGTACCATCATTTTGGCGGATTCGAGCACAGGAAAAATCAAAGCTCTAAGACTAGTTGGGTTAGGCACTACCCTTTCTAGATGGTTAAAAAATAATATTGAGTGGCAACTTAAGAGAGAATTTGATCGGAAAGAATATGAGCGTGCCCTTGCCAGTGCCACCGAAAAATATTCGTCGGAGGACATGGCAAAATTCTCAACTGTTAATTTCAAAATAAAATAAGATAGAGGACCACCAATGGTCCTCTTTTTTGGTTTCTTCGCAGACAACATACTGGCGCTTATTCCTTCGTTCCAGTATGTTATCTGTGATAATCTTCTATTTTGGGATTCTTGGATACAAGATAAGCTTGATTTCATCAGGCTTTCCGTGCCACCTGCCGCCTTTTTCTTTTTTATATACAACTTTTTCTAGTATCTTCTTCAAAAGATTATTTCTGGTCGCTTGTGGAGCTCCTCGAGAATATAGTCAACCTCCGTCATGGCGGTTGGCCTTTTTGTGCCTGGAAGAAATCCTTAACCTGCACGCCTAGAGCGTCGGCTATTTTTTGGAGAGTTTCGGCAGTTGGGCTGCTTTTACCAGTTTCAATGTCGCTGATGGTCGATTTAGATAAGCCTGTCACCTCCCTAATATCAAGTATAGAGAGCCCTCTTTCGTTTCTCATTCTACGCATTATCTGCCCTAACTCCATCAGCCCGTGCCTCCTTCTCCTTTGGTAGTACGTTATACCGTACTTATATTATACCATATAGTTCGTTAAAGTAAACCCCTAAAATCGCGTAATTATAAGGGAAATAAAGGAAATAAGAGCGGGTTCGGTTAACTGGTAAATGCCGTTCGGTTTTGGCGTAATACAAACGTTGTTAAAAGTTCGGTATTCTGGTAAACTAGGGCCAGGAGGTGAGGGAAGTGCAGAACAATATAAGACAAGCTATTGAGGAACGCGGCATGAAAATATCGTTTGTAATTGACAAAACGGGCCTTGCAAAGTCTTATTTCTACGACGTCATGAATGGCAAAAGCGTTCCTAGTTTGAGCAACGCACGGAAGATCGCGGATGTTCTTGGGGTTCGTTTGAGCGAACTTTTCCCCGAAGACGAAGAGCAGGTGAGTTAAAAACTTGAAACTTGAAAATTTAACAAAGGAGATGATAATATGAACGATTTGCAGGTTTTTTCGAACCCTGAATTTGGACAAGTTCGGACAGTTACTTTAAAAGGCGAGCCCTGGTTTGTAGCGAAGGATGTTTGCGACGCGCTAGATATTACTTGGTCTGGCTCCAAGACGCTTGCAAGGATTAGAGATAAGCATAAAGGGGTAGTAAACTTTACGACCCCAGGGGGAAGCCAAGAGTTGTGGTGCGTTAGCGAGCCTGGTCTTTATAAATTAATAATGCGAAGCAGTAAGGAAGAAGCCGAAAGATTCCAAGATTGGGTTACAGAAGAGGTAATCCCATCCATCCGCAAACATGGTGCTTATATGACACCGGCAAAGCTTGAAGAAGCCCTGCTCAATCCGGACACGCTAATCCAGTTGGCGCAGAATCTCAAAGCCGAGCAGGAACGATCCCAAAAGCTTGAACTCGAGAACAAAAAACAGAATCAGATTATCAACGAGTTACAACCCAAAGCAACCTATTATGATTTAGTGTTACAGAGCAAGTCTGCAGTATCAATCAGTAAGATTGCCAAGGACTACGGCTTGAGTGGACAAGCTCTCAACCAGATCCTAAAAGAGTTAGGCGTCCAGTACAAGCAGGGAGATGTCTGGCTACTATATCAAAAGCATGCTGATAAGGGCTATACCCAGAGTAAGACGGTAGCCTTGCCCGATAACAAGACCAAGATGCATACAAACTGGACGCAAAAAGGCCGACTGTTTATCTACGACCTGCTCAAAAACGAACGCGGAATATTGCCGATAATCGAGCGAGAGCAAAGGGAGGCTAGCTGATGGCGACAGTAACGCACGTAATGGCCGACGGCACCAGGCTCAAGGATATCACGGGCAAGGTGGTCCCGGTCAACGCACAGACGGAGATCGCATACCGGACTATCTTAAAAGTATTGCAAAGAATGAGGGAGGCACAGAAAAATGAAGCGGTTTGATGATGCCATATGTTCTGTGGCGGACAAGACGGTGGCGGGGGCGCGGTTTGACAATAATTCTATGGAATACTGCTTGGCCCACCTTTGGGCGCAGCAGGAGGTCGAACTGGAGGCGACCAGGGCGGCCCGCGCGGTGGTCAATAGTTACGCGAGGTCCCCTAAAAAGAGGGAGGAACTTTTGAACAAGGTTCTGAACGAGATGGATTTCCAGGGCACGATCAAAAATCTTAGCGGCGAACCCGCAGAACACAATTATCTGACGGCCAATGGCGCGCGGGAGGCCCTTGCCAAGCTGTATGGACAGGTATTTTTCGGGGGAGGAGGGCGTTAAATGGCAGAGGTAATAGCGACAACGCTGGACATGACGCGCGACGAATGGCTTGAGGCGCGGAAGGTTGGTATTGGTGGGAGTGACGCGGCAGCAATCTGTGGTCTTAATAAATGGAGGTCGCCGTTTGAAGTCTGGCTGGACAAGACCAACCAGCTCAAGCCGCAAGAGGCGGGAGAGGCAGCGTACTGGGGGACTGTGATGGAGGACGTTGTGGCGCAAGAGTTTAGTAAGCGTACCGGGCTCAAGGTCCAGCGCAAAAACGCAATCTTGCAACATCCAGAGTATCGGTTTATGATCGCCAATCTCGACAGGGTCATAGTCGCCAATAATGAGGGTATGGGCATCCTCGAGTGCAAGACTGCAAGCGCGTACAGGGCCAAGGAGTGGGACGACGACAAGGTGCCGCAAGAGTACATTATCCAGGTCCAGCATTATCTGGCGGTCACCGGTTACGGCTACGCATACATAGCGGCCTTGATCGGCGGTAATAAATTTATCCACAAACGGATCGAGCGCGACGAGGAGCTGATCGGCCATCTGATCAATATCGAGGCAGAGTTTTGGACCAGGGTCCTGACCAAAGAGCCACCGGCACCAGATGGCAGTAACGCATGTACAGAGCTGATTAAGCAGTTGTATCCAGAGGGCAAAGACAACGAGATCCAACTGCCGAGCGATGCGGAGGAGATTATCGAGCAGAGAGATGAGGCCGCGGAGCAAGTAAAGATTTGGGAGGAGCGCAAGGCCGAGGCTGAAAACAAGCTCAAGGAAATGCTTGGAGAAAATACCAAGGGCTTCGTCGGTGAGCGGACTATTTCGTGGGCGAACGTCAGAAGTTCAAGGTTTGATTCCAAGCGATTTCGTGAGGAAGAACCTGATCTTTATTTAGAATACACGAAAGAGAGTTCGTATAGGCGATTTTCCGTAAAATAAAAAAAGAGGAGAGATTGAAATTGACAAAAGTAGCGAACACAAACGAGGTCAAAGATGTGCTGGCCGGCAAGACAGGGACACCGGCGAAAAAAGCAGGGACATTATTTGATCTGATTAAGCAGATGGAGCCGCAAATAAAAAGGGCGCTGCCGGGACAGATGTCGGTGGAACGATTTTCAAGGGTAGCGATGACGGCCGTAAGGACCAACCCGAAGCTGCAGCAATGTACACCAGACAGCTTTGTAGCCGCCATGATGCAGAGTGCGCAGTTGGGCCTAGAGCCCAATACTCCGCTTGGACAAGCGTATTTAATCCCCTACGGCAGCGAGGTACAATTCCAGCTGGGTTACCAAGGCATGCTTACTCTGGCTTATAGGACGGGCGAGTACCGGAGCATATCGGCCTATGCTGTATATAGCAATGATAAATTTGAGTATGAGTTGGGCTTGGAAGAAAAACTTGTCCATAAGCCCGCGCGAAAACCGGAGGGAGAACCCGAATATTACTATGCAGTCTACCGCCTGCAGAACGGGGGGCGCGGGTTTGTGGTAATGAGCCGCGAGCAGATAGAGGCGCATAGAGATAAGTACTCGCCATCCGCGACTAAAGGCAAGCATAGTCCCTGGACGACTGATTTTGTCGGCATGGCCAAAAAAACGACGTTAAAACAGCTCCTTAAATATGCACCAAAGAGCGTCGAATTTGCCAGCCAACTCGCTGCAGACGAGACGGTTAAAACAGAGATCGCGGATGACATGCTGAACGTAGAGGCGACGATCATCGAGGGTGAGGCAACCTTTACGGATGGGGAGGCGATCTGATGTTTAGCTTTACTTTTGGCGCTATCTTTGGAGCCACGCTAGGAGTGGTCTTGATGGCCTTGATAATCGGAGGGGGAGATGATAATGATTAGCAATATTAAATCAATCAAGGGCCTGAAGGTAACCGCTTCGCCACGTTATGATAAAGCTCCAGAGGGCAGAGCTATTTGTCCAACCTGCGAGGGTGTATCTCTAGTGCTATTTAACGATAAGTATTTGGACAGGTGCCCTGATTGCGTAGACGGAACACTTGCAACTTGCCCCATTTGCGGAGATATGCTTGACAGAGGCCGCTGGCGCTGTAGAAAAAAAGAATGCATAGACGCGCTTGAAAAAATAGAAAGGAAAAGGTGGTTTGAAAAGGCAGAAAAGGTCACTCTAGAACAAGCAAAAGATATGTTTGATCAGCTTTACGACGACCATTCGGACGAGTTTATTTGTATCGACGATCTAGAATACCATATAGGAAATTACATATCAGATGGCGGGGAGCCACCGAAATATTTAGTTGGAACAGACAAGGTTTGGATGGTGCTTGATGCTGTAGATATCCTGGAAGATGCTTGCGAGGGGTTGCGCGAAGATGCGTATGACAGGCTTGATGGTATCGATGAATTGCAGGATGTGTTAGACATTTTTTGCGAGCGCAACAGGCAAAATACAACTACTTATACAGCAAATAATGTGGCTGTAATGATTGATGATTTGGTTGAAAAACTTCTTAAGGAGGTGCGAGATGAAACGTGGATGTGAAGGGTGTGGTGAGGAATGATAAATAAGCAGAGGCTTGAAGTTTACAACAAATACGGTGGGCATTGTGCTTACTGTGGCAAGGCTATAGAGTACAAGGATATGCAGGTAGACCACATAATGCCAAGGCGGATATACCATGGCGCTGAAAAAGGAATAGTTGACCGTGCCGAAAATCTTAATCCATCATGCCGACGTTGCAATCATTATAAGCGAGCTAATAGCCTAGAGTCATTTCGGATGATGCTCAAAACTTTACATGAGAGGGTGCGAAAACAATATATCTGCAAGGTGGCGGAGGACTACGGCATTATCCATGTGGAGCCTTGGGATGGTACATTTTATTTTGAGAGGGTGGATGATGTTGAGTAAGACAACCTGCAAATGGGCACACGACAAGAATCGCAACAATTGGAAAGCGGGATGCGATTTTGAGCCCAGCATCGGTGACCTTTTGATGTACCATTTTATATATTGCCCGAACTGCGGAGGGGGGATAGTAGTAGATGAATAGGCATGAGGCTTTTCTTGTTATCGTGATTTTGGCCCTACTCTCCCTGTTAAGTATTGTATGTCTTTTTTATGCAAATTATGCACGTTCGGCAAAGCATTTTGAGACAAAGACTGTGGTAGTTTCGCAAGGAGATACTCTCTGGAGGATAGCCCAGAGGGAGCAACCTAATGGCAATATCCAGGAGTTAGTGTATTACATAAGGGAGATAAATGATATTAAGGACCCAGGGAACTTGAGGCCAGGACAGGAGATACTAGTCCCCGTGTTTGATAGCATTAAGTGCGCAAGAGGTGATTGAGGTTGGACGGATACAAGATGCTTGATATTGAAGGATTAAATGCCGTTTACGTTGGCCGCGGACAGATAATTATAACCGGGATGCCTAGCGAGGACGGATCGCACAATTGCGATGAGATGGGTTGTAGCTCCTTGGAGCATGTTTTGTATAGAGCCTTTATTTGCGATTATCGAAAAGAATAGGCGCAGAGGGTACTACAAGGAGTGATGAGAAGTGCCCATAATCCCTGGTGGGTATATATTGCTAAGCAGGCGCGTCCTGGCAAGCGGGATTATGGAAAAGCCACCTTTATTTTTCAAGGTGTGGGTATGGCTACTTTTAAACGCCCAACATAAAGATTACGGAAACCTGAAGAAAGGGCAGCTTTTTACATCAATCCCACAGATCCAGGATGCTATGTCTCATAAAATTGGGTATCGAATAGAGCGGCCAACAAAGAAACAAATATACGGTATTTTAGAGTGGCTACGAAATCCTTACGAAGGGGACACCGAAGGGGACGCGAAGGGGCCTATGATAGTAACGACGAAGGTAACGCATGGGATGCTTGTAAGCATTGTAAATTACGGGCTTTACCAGTCCCCTAAAAATTACGAAGGTAACGACGAAAGTAACGACGAAGGGGACGCGAAGGGAACTCGAAGGGAACGACAGGGGAACAATATTAACAAGAATGATAAGAATGACAAGAAGAAAGAAATATATACGGTTGATTTTGAGGAATTTTGGTCCAGTTACCCTAAGCGCTTAAACAATCCAAAGAAGGATGCCTATAAACCCTGGAACGCGAGATTGAAAGAGGGGATAGAGCCAGGGCAATTAATCAAAGCGGCGCAGGGCTATAAGCGCTACTGTGAACATAGAGGGCTTGAATCAGAACATATCCTGCAGGCTAAAACATTTCTAGGGCCGGCAGAGCGTTGGAAGGGTTGGGACACATGGCAGCCTCCTTCTCCCCAGCAAACCATGGGCAAGGATGTGCCAGGAGGTGGAGTCCCTAATGCCAGCGCATACAAGCCAGTCGACCCAGAGGCAGTGCGGAGGTGGAAGGAGTTAAATAAAGATGAGTACATGTAACGTGTTGATATTGACAATCCCAGGCGAGCCGATGGGCAAGCAAAGGGCAAGAGCAACGAGGCAGGGGCACCAGTACACGCCAACCAAGACAGTCAACTATGAGACGTTGGTCAAACAATTATTCATCGAAAAATACTTTGGGTACAAACCATTCGAGGGACAAGTTTTTATGACAGTCAAGGCATACTTTTCAGTCCCTAAAAGCACCAGTAAAAAGCGCAAGCAGATGATGCTGGATGGCAAGATCAGGCCGATCAAAAAGCCAGATTGGGATAACGTTGGCAAGATCGTGAGTGATGCGTTGAATATGATTGCGTATCTTGACGACAAGCAAATAGTTGAGTGCCTTACTAGTAAATATTACTCTAATAGACCGAGAGTAGAAATTAAAATTTGGGAGGATGAATAAAAATGTCTAAATGCAAAATGACTTTTGAGAAGTGTGATGGGTGCAAGTACAGCAGTTGGTTCTCAGATGGAAGCGATGAAAAAGGGCGCTATGCGCTCCTTGAGTGTGAGGTTACAGGCGACAGAATCCAGATTGATAGGTGCCCTTATGATTATAAAGAAGGAAACCGCAAGCCAAAAGAAAACTTCGCAATCTGGAAGGAATCGACCGCTAGGAGAAGATGGGAGTTGGGAAGGTGAATAAAAAATGAAGCTACCTGAAGCTGTAGAAAGGTACGGCATAGCCAGAAAAGAGCCAAAGAACGGTAATCGGATTGGCGTGGATCGCAAGGATAATGGCAGGTATTCTGTTTCCATGCGGCGCAGAGCAACAGGGAGTTTAAAATTGCTTTTTGACGACTTATTTTTAGGCGAAGCAATAGTAAAATGCGGTGAGGATGGATGGGAGGAGGGGAGCGCGTAATGGACTGTGCTAGTTGTGCGTATTGGTACACTAACGGCCAGCTTAAACGCAAGCTTGAGATAGCAGAGAGTGATCTGGAGGTATACAAGGCAGCCCTCGAACTGATGCACTATCGATACAACGATGATGACAGAGATTACATTATAGAGCAGGCTATTAAAAAATGCGTCCAGGAGGGGAGATTTAAAAAATGAACAGAGCTATATTAATCGGCAGGTTGACCAAAGATCCAGAGCTGCGATATACGCAGAGCGGAATTGCAGTGGCAAGTCTTACCCTGGCGGTGGACAGGCCATTCAAAAACCAGCAGGGAGACAAAGAGACAGACTTTATCCCCGTTGTTGTCTGGCGCAAGGCGGCCGAAAACTGCGCCCAGTATCTTTCTAAGGGCAGTATGGCAGGAGTAGAGGGCAGGATGCAGGTGCGCTCCTACGAAGCCCAGGACGGCTCCAAAAGGTACGTGACAGAGGTAGTGGCAGATAACGTCCAATTCCTCTCAACAAACAAGAGCCAGGGGCAAGGACAGGGCCAGGCAGAGGCTCCTGCGGCAAGTGCACCAGCTGATGGTGATTATGATTTTCCGTTTTAATTACTAGGGCAGGTTATCCCTGCCCTCCTGGAGGGATAAGATTGGCAGATAAAATAGGCAAAAAAGAGGCGCGGTTTATTATCGATAACTACAAGACTATGAGGGGAGTTGATATAGCTAAAAAATTCGGTGTTACATCGTCCACTATATCTCATTTTATAAATGATTTTGTCGTAGGACACGCTCCGGATGAGGCGCTTGATCTCTTTGTGCGGTGTAACAAAAAAGCAAGAGGCTCATCTTGGACGGACGAGGAAACGCAGGTGCTGATTGATAACTTTGACGCACCACCAAAAGTACTGCAAAAGCTTCTAGATCGCAAATTCCGTTCAATCCGCGGAAAACAGCGCGACTTGGTTGGCAAAGCTAAAAAAGGACTGCTCACAGAGGACCAGGAGGATAAGATATTAACTGCAGTTAAAAGGCATGGCGAATCTGCATTTGGTCCTAAAACTAAAAAAGAGAAAAAGCAGCAAGAACGCGAAGAAGTAGAAAACATGATGAAAAAGGCAATAGCTACTAAAGTATTTGAGGAAGTGGCTCCGGTTGAAAACTTTTTCCCAGAACTAAAAATAGGCGGTAGATATAAAGTCAGATCTGATATGCCAGGAGCTGGAGCACTTAAAACTGATAGGCGCGGCAAAGTGGTGGACTACTATCCTGGCGGCAGGTTTTACTTATTTGATTTTGGAGCTTACAGAGAGACAATCAGCCAGATTGACTTGTTAACTGGCAACGTGGAGGCGAGGGGAATTTAGGTTGATGTAGGAGGGAGAAAGGCGGCAATGGTATGGCAAAAGTACCAGATTCAGGACTATTCGCAGACGAGCTCCCGAGGTTAGAGTTAGGATCAAAATATAAGGGTGGGATCGTAGTTGAGGAGCACGAGAGGTTTTATGTAGTTGACTACGGGCATTATCGCGAGTGCGTGGACAGGGTAGATTTGGCCAAAGAGGGCGAGGTTGGAGGCTGCGAGTTTATGCAAAAGCTAATCGATAAGCGCTGCGTGCTAGATGAGACAACATTATTAGAGATGGCTAATTATATCAAACTAATGCAAGCTGATAGCTACAAGAGAGAGCGCGGAGCGATCAAGCAAAAGAGGTGGGGGTAAGTGGTGAACGATTCATCATATCAAAGGCTAGCGATCGACATTTTGAAGCAAGCAGCCAAGGATTATCAAAAAAAGAAACACAAAAGCGAAGTCGGCAAGTTTTTAAATTCTACATGGTGCGAGGATCTCTGCGAAATTGCTGGACTACCTTATCTTAATTATGTTCAGATGGTTCGGAGCGGTTGCAAGCTTAAAAATACCAAGGTCAGAAAAGGGGTGTGCATTTGAACGTAAAAAACTACTTGCGCCAAGCGCGACGATTGAACGACATTATAAATGCCAAGTTCGAGCAAATTGAAAAACTACGAGAGATGGCAACTAATATCACTAGCCAAATATCAGCAGAGCCAGGCGGATCCAATGTGCCAGACAAATTAGCTGAGGTGGTAGCAAAGATTGCCGACATGGAGGACGGGTTATTAAGTGATATAGATAGGCTTCTAGAGTTAAAGCGAGAAATAGCAGACACAATCAACAATTTGGAGGATGGAGATTACAAGTTGTTACTTACTTTGCGCTATCTTAATTTTAAGAGTTGGGAGGAGATAGCAGTTGAGATGAACTTCTCTTATAAATGGATTCATATCATCCATAATAGAGCTTTGTTTACTCTCGGGAAAAGAATACACGAAAGTACATAGAAGTACACATTGACTTTGTGATATAGTTATAATAGAGAAGTGTAAACGAGCTATGAAGTAGCAAACATGCCTTTCCGCCCAGTTCCCTCCGCTGGGTGGTATTTAACAAGAGCGGGGGTGCAAATCCCCGCACTCACTTATATTATATAAATACTCTGGAGGGCACAGACTAATAAACACAAACAAAGACCAAAAGCGTCTAGCTTAACAGCTGGGCGCTTTTTTATTACAGCGAGGAGGGATAAGATATGATGATGTTTATTAAGTTTTGGAGTTGGCTTATGCTTGTTGGTGGGATCATTTACTCATTATTTAATGCAGCCAAAGAGCAAGAGCCAATAGAGAGAGTAGCCATCATGGTGTGGTTAGCGTGTGACATTATTTATTATTATTTAATAATTACAAGGGTGCTATAGGTGCCACGTAAATTCTACAAGACTACTGCATGGCGCAATAAGAGGCTAAAGATACTCAAGCGAGACAACTATGAATGTCAAGAGTGTAAGAGAGAAGGCGGCTTTAGCAAGGGCAATATAGTACATCATATCAAACACCTAGAGAACAGACCGGACCTAGCGCTAGAGAGTAATAATCTAGTAACTGTCTGCGAGGCTTGTCATAACAAACTACATCCAGAGAAGCTCATAAAGCCAGAGGTGATAAAAAAAGCCAGTATTACACCGGAGAGGTGGTAACCAGAGCGACGATCTGAAGAGAATCGAGACAGCGCTTGGTAAGTTTACGCTATTGATGATCAAGCTTAACTTTTCTAACAATTAAATACCCCCGGGTCAGAAAATCGATTTTCCCCCGATACACAGGGGAC